GGGAGGGCATCGCGTTCGCTGCTCAATCTCGTGGGCGTTTTAGGGGCGAAGAAATCCCCAAGCTGCCAGATCCCAAGTCCATTGGGAAAAAGGTATCCTCCTGCTTCTAAGGCTGCTTGTCGGGCAATTTCGCCGGCACTGGCTTGGCTGGTGGAATAGAAGCACCAATCAACCGCGTTGAAGGCTGACAAATCGCCAAACGAGGCTGATGGATTAGCGGTCTTGATTATGTGCTGGATGATGCCTGAAACGGACGAGGGGTAAGAGCTACCGTCCTTTGCCCCTTCAACGTCGCAGGATATTTTCTGGCTTGGCTGTCCACCAAGGCGAAACATACCAACCGCAGGAGCCGCAGCCCATTGACCTGGCTCTAAGGCAAGGGCGATCAACGCCGCATATGTGCTGACTGTAATTGCTGGGGCGCCAAGGGACTGAGCATATTCGTAGACCTCAGCGATGCTCTGAACAGCACCGTAGCCGTGAACCTGATAAACCCAATATACGGAGTCGATCAAAACGGGATCGATGTTGAGGCAATTGCCGCTGCACCACGGCTTGAGAGTGCCCTTTAGTGCTGCATCTCCTTCGCTACCGCCAGTGCCCAGATATTCGTCGCTGAGCAGGTTGACGTCTAAAACGGCTTCCGTGCCCAAGAGCGTCAACGTGGCCTTGTGCCTTTCGCGGGATAGTGCAGACACAGCCCCTTCAAAAATCTGCTCGTAATTGGAGAAGTCGTCTCCTGCTTCACCCCACCAAAGGCTGGCATTTACACCTGAGAAATCATAGGTGGACCAGACTTCGTTATCGAACAAATCCGACATATTGAAGCTGATTTGCCCATAGCTGTTTTGAACGGTATCGAGCTGACCGTTGCTGACTAATTGAGTGCTTGTTTGTGGGTATTCAGTTAGAAATGGTAGCCATTGATAGCCGCCATTGATGGTTGTGTTTGATCCTGCTTTTTTTGAACACAGTCGGATTGTTTCAATTGATCCATCTGGCTTGATCGGACTTATCTCTGCATAAAGATTCTTCATTGACCAATCGCATCTCCCTTACCTTTTTCTCTATTTATTGGAGGTGATTGTCAGAGTAGGGATTGTACCTGAATGTCGAGCATGTAGTAATCTGAGTTAGTCGCGCTGCCTTTTGAAGTGCTGTTGACGTAGCAGAACAACGCCTGCTGTTGGACGTAATCGCTTTGTAGGTCAGGGATGAAAAGGAAGCCGCGTTTATCGCCAAGCACCTTCATCAATGGATGCCATAATGACCAGTAGGTTGCTTCCGTGAAACCGCTAACGGTGAATTTCCACATTGGTTTGGTGACTTCACGATCTAAGCTGCTCACAGTTTGATTGTCGTAGCCAAATTCAACGCCTGCTGAGACGCCATCGCAGATGACGGATTTGCCGACCACGAGGCGGGAGAATTCAAGGAACGTGTCTGGGTTGCTCGCTGCCGTGAAATCCACCCTCAAGAAGCCGTGCGCTGCTGGCGTGGAGAGTTTATGGAACAAGAGGGCTTCGCTTGTGTCTGCCGTGCCCGCAGCCAGCCCAATCACTACGTCTATTGCCGCTGATGATCCTTCTACGGCTGCTTGAGTGCTGCCAAGGCGGATTCTAACCGTGTTGCCTACTACGAGATTTGAACCGACGATTGCGACCGTATCAATGACGCTGCCGTCAAGCTGGACGGTGATATAATTGCCAGTGAGGTTCGCGGTTCTCCAAACCAATCCCTTTTCGTCGTTCAACAGATTAGAGGTAGGAGTAACGCCGCCTGATTGAGATAGAACTGTGAAAGGAATTGGCGGTAAAAATAATGTGCTCATCTCATCATCGCACTCCTATGACAGTGGTGTTTGTGTTGTAATCAGCCGAGAATGAAACGACCGTAGCTTGCCTATTTTCGGTTTTATATTCAGGAAAATCGAGCAGATACGATAATGGACCTTCAACGAAATCATTGAGAGTTATGATGCCCTCTATCTCCAACTCAAAATATCGAGGATTTTCATTAAAAGCTAACTCGTTATTCGCCCGTGTAATCGCATCTGACTCAGACAAATTGGTATCAATCGCTATCTCGCGAGCCATCTGGTTCTTGGCCTTAACGGCGGAATCAATGGCCGTGGCATAGCGGTAGTCTTGCTTTACAAAAATGGCTCTTTCATTATCACTTATTGGCATACCCTATTTATCTCACTTGTAGTTCACTAAGCGGCCATTCACTGCTTGTTGTGTCGCCGCTTTCAATGTCGCACCTGATTTGATGGCTGATAGAATCTGAGCCAATGTGTCATTGGTAACTGCTATAGAAGCGGTTACTTGACTGGTTTGGTCTGTGATGGCTGTGTAGGTGTCATCAGTAGCCGCAGCGTTGTTAAACTCAGTGGTCGCATTGTTGAGTGCTTGCTGAGTGAGTGTAACCAAATCCGTTCTTATGTTTTGGAACCTGTCAGTCTGTGAGCCGTAGAGGTCACTTGCATAACCCATAATCTCCTGCCCAAGTGCCGTGAAATCACTTTGATTGACAGTGCCGCCACTTGCCAAAATGCTTCTATAGCTGTTGAGTTTATTCAAGTCCTCATTGAGCAATGTGAGCTTGCTAACGCCAGCACCATCACCATTAAGCTGCTTCATAAGATCATTGAAACCTGATAGCTGAGACTTCAAAGTCTCCTGTAGCTTGATGTTTCGGTATTCCTCTACCTTGGCCAACTCATCACTGGTAGCGCCAGATTTCTTCATCTGCTTGGCTAATGTGTCGATGGATTTGACCACTTCATCAACTGCGCCAGCGACAGGATTCTTGTATGCCTTCAAGCTGGACAAGATGCTTTCGTAGGACTGAGCAAGCTGGGTAGCTTCTGACAGGTCCATATTTTGGAGGACACGTTGCGAGAAGCTGCTGATGCCAGTCATCACGCCTTGCTTGATTGCTGCCGTGATGGCGAACGAGATTGCTTCCTCTGCACCGTCCTTACCAAAGTCCGTAAGCCCAATCGCTGACTGACCGCTGAAGTTCAGCTTCCCTTGATAGCCTGTCTCTGAAACGCGCCATTTGCCTTTGTATTGGCCGATTGAGATGTTTGGTGAGCCTGTGATGTCGCCGCCAAGGGTCGAAGCAAGGTCATTCAAGCTGCTGATGACAGAACCCGCCGCTGAGCTTGAATTAGCCTTGTATGCTGCTTTGTTGCCGCGTGTGCCGCCCACTTGTAGTGAGCCGTCGCTACCAGTCGTGATTGTGGAAGTGCCCCATTTCGCTTTCTTAAAGAGGCCACCAAAAACACCGCCTATGATGCTGCCTATGATTGATCCACCTGGGATTGGGATGAAGCTGCCGATTGCGCCGCCGATCTGCGCGCCTGTGCTGCTCATCTTGAGGCCAAGGGCTTTGCCAAGGCCAGCAACAGTGCTGCCTACTTGAGCGCCAGCCATCGCCGTGCCCATCACGTTGCCAAGTCCTTTGACGAGATCGCCGCCCTTACCAAAAGCAGTCTTGAGGCTACCAAATCCAGAGGTGGTTGATTTGTTCAAGCTAAAGAGATTGTCGGTAACGCCGGTCATTCCGTCTTTGATGCCGCCGCTCAATGTGGTGGCGAATTTCTGACCGAACAAACCGTTGAATGTCTTACCGCCGTCAGTGGAGAAGGAGAGGACATTCGCAATTGAACCTAATGCACCAAATCCGCCGTAATTTCCCTGCGAAGCCTGCACCATATTTTGGAGCATCTGGCCGATCTTGGAGATGGCTGAACCCCATTTGCCGCCTATCTGGTCGCCAAGTTCATCAATGCGCTGACCTAATTCATCGCGGAAGGTATTAGCTGTATCAACGATGCCGCGATTATAAGCCTCAATGGCTTTATCCACATCATCTTGTGTGATGACACGGCCTAATTTCTCTGAGTATGAACCAACTGAAGAACGGATTGCAGTTCTATCATATTCCTGTGTTCTCTTATCGACTTCGGTTTTCAATCCTTCATTGACAAGATCAACACCACGTTCGAGCGCCTTGTTTGTTTTATCAATTGCTTGTCGCTTTTTCTCTTCCGCCGTAATCTGAGCGGTCAATACGTCCAACTGATCCTGACTTAGCTTAACTCCATCCTTCTGTGCATTGGCGACAGTTTCCGATACGGCTTTTTGGATCGCTAACTGCTCTTCCGTTGCGCCATTCATCTTGGCTTTGAAAAGGGCTTCTTCCTTGTCTAAGTCGATCATCGCCTTGCGGTGATTGTCGTTTGCAGCTTGTAGGAATTTGTATGTCTTAGTCTGCTCAAGTAGATTGGATAGGCGTTCCTTTTCAGCCGTGTTTATGTCACGGCCTACGATCTTCTCGTAATCTAATTCCTTGCCACGTTTTTCAACTTCAAGAGTGGTTAGCTTAGAAAGCTCAAGCTCGCGTTCCAATCCCTTCCAAAAGTCCTCCTGCTGGTTGCCTTTCTTGTCCTTTTTGTCCTTCTTATCCGTGCCAGTGGAAGCAGTTGAAGAAGATGCAGATTTGTTAGGATCAACAGCGCCACTCTGCTTCTCTTTCGCCTTGCGGTCCTTAGCAATCTGGTCTGCTCTCTTGACCAAGCCATTGAGAGCGCCTTCAACTGAGTGAGAGAAACCTGATTTGAATGCGTCGCCTACTTCTTTGCCAAGGGTAACAGCACCGCCACCTTTCATCCTGCCAAGGTCCACATTACCTAACATGGAGAAGTTGGCGCCTAATTCGTTCGCAAAGCCAATGACCTTGTTGATGCCTGAGATAGCGGTGTTGATAAATCCTTCGACTATCTCAGTTGCGCGATTGAACGCATTTACAAAGATAGTGGATATGGCAGTTGGTAGCCCAGAGTAGTATGCAACGATAGCTTTGTATGAGCCGTAGAAAGCGCCGATCACGAAATCTACTGTTCGTGCCGCGCCACGCATAAAGCCGAGAAGGGAAAAATCTAAGTCGCCAAAGGTGCTTGATGCCCAATCGCTGATTCCGCTGAACATCTCAGAGAACCAACCGCTGACTTTAGCCCACGCCTCTGACGCCCAATCGACAAATGATCGCAATCCGCCGCTGATGGATTCCCACGTTGCACGGCCAAGGTCGCCTAATGAAGCAATGGACCCACCGCCAAGCTGGATGGAATCGCGGAACTGGTAGAGCAGGGCGATTGTGGTTGTGAGGGCGACGGCAATTGCACCGATTGGATTAGCAGCAATCGCGGCCGTCAAACCACGAACGCCAGATTGGGCGAACTTCATCCCTTCGCCAAACAGGGCTGAGAATGTGCCTGTTGCTCCAAGAGCCTTCTGGAATGCGATCAGTTGGCTAAGGGAGTTTGTCATCCAGCTCAAGCCAGCGGCGGCCTTGAACGCGATGAAGGAGGTAGCTGCTACCATCGCCAGCTTGGAAAGCGTGTCGATGTTGTTGGACAGGAAATCGAGAGCTTTGCCGCCTACGGCCATCAAGTTCGTGAAGATCGGGGAGAGGGTATCGAATGCCCCTCTTGCTATCTTGCCGATCTGCTCAAAACGCGGAGCCAGGTCTGTTGCCCATTGCTGGACCTTGGCGATGATAACAGCCAGCGTGTCATTGATCCCAAATCCTTTTGCGAACGCCCCTGTAATCAAGACAGCCGTGTTGGATGCCGCCACGCCGATGTCAGCGAACGTGACAGGGATCTTCCCAAATTCCTTCTCGATGTTGGCGACCATCTTAGGGTCGGTGAGTGCCTTGGTTAGCACATCGCCCGTGAGCTTTCCGTCCGCTGCCATCTGCTTGAGGGCACCGCGGGGGACGCCCAAAGACTCAGCAAACAAGGACATCAAGCGAGGCGCGTTCTCAGCCAAGCTCGCAAACTCATCGCCAGCCAATTTGCCAGCACCGAGAGCCTGAGATAATTGGAGGATAGCGGCTTCGTTCTGTGCTGCGCCTTGCCCGCCGATTTTGAGCGCCATGCCAACCGTCGTGGTCGCTCTGGCGACTTGGAGTTGGGATAGGTGAAGCTGGTCTGCGTTGCGGGCTAATGTGCCATAAAGATCAGTGACCGCTCCAAGGTCAGAACGGGTCTTGTTGGCAATAGAGATTACGTCTTTGTTTGCCTGTCCGAACGAACCAGTGCGAGCAGTCGCTAAAGTGAGTTTGGCCTGAATGCTGCTATAACCATCGGACAAATCCATTAGCTGCTTGGCAACATATCCGATGCCAAGCGTGGCCATAATTCCACGGAATGATGTTAGCTGGGTAACTGCGCCTTTGACGCCATTGGACAGGCTGGAGAATCGTTTGTTTGTTAGTCCTACCTCTTGGCCGAGTTTTTTTATGTTGGTTGATGAAGAGGCACTGACAGTTCCAATGCGTCCGATTGATGCGGACATATCATTGTTGTTAGCAGCCGTGAGTTTGCCAATTTGACTGAGGTTCGTGAGGGAGGTTCGTAGGCGCTTAACGCCATCCTCTGCGCCTTTTGGGTCAATTGTGACTTTAATACTTCTTGCTGTATCAACCATATTGTTTTATCTCGCCTGCTACCCCTCTATTTATTTTTAGGTAGCTGAGCGTGATGCTTCGCGTTTACGTCTCTCTTCTATGCTGCTTAGAAAGTATCCATCCATTTGCCTGATGACATAGACCAACGCGCGAGTTTCGCTTGGTGTGAAACCCATGTAGTTGGCCCAATTCACAATGGATGAAAATGGAATTGGGCCAAGGCTCATGCCGATTTGTCGTTCTGAGCTTAGTTCATGGAATGCGTCCCAATAAAGCAGATTAGTTAGCTTAGGTGCCTCTTCCATTTTACGAGCAACTAACTCGTTATCTGGATTCGCTTCATACATCTCTACTAAATCTGCGCCGCCTTTATCGCGCCATTCCATGAACTCGATTAGTTTTTTGCTTCTTCTTCCTGTGTCGCTTCTGGATCGTTGCGGAAGTTGCGAACGTCACCTGAGAAATCAAACAAAGCATCAACTAAGAAGTTGGTGGTTTGATGATCCGTCAAAAGCAACTTAACAGCCGTGTCTTTGCTGAATGGTAAGTCGCCATCCTTTGGTCCAAAAGGCACTTCCTTCCATCCAAGAAGGGCAATCTCCACGAATGCACGGATCATATTTTCACGTGGTTTCGAACGCTCGTTCTTATGGATGCGATTGTAGCGGTCCATCGCAACGCGAACGTGTGGTGCTGTGGTGTTGAAAAGACCTAAAGTATATGTGCCAAGATATGTTTCGTCGTCGTAGATTGGGAAATCAACGCCTTTAACCGCTTTCTTTTCGTCATATCTGTTAGGCAAATTGAATGTAGTCATCTTTTATCGCTCTCCTTTTAAGCTCTTTAGCTTATTTATAAAGGAGATGGCGGGATGTGTATTTCAACACCCCGCCTTGTATCGGAAAAAGAGGAAAAAGCCGATACAGATTATAGTTGTTCGATTTTCAAGTCAGTTGCTTCTGTGTCGTCCCAACCGGCCATGAATTCCATAACGACCATCATTGAATCGCCTGTTTCATCGTAAGGAACTGAACCATATGCTGCTGGCAATGTGAAGCGATAGCCATCACCTGTGCTACCAATTTCAAACACGACTGCTTGGGCGGTTCCATCAATCGCAGTGTCGATTGTGAAGCTCTCGCGCAATGCCTTGACGGTGATCTTAACTTGGTGGCTACCAGTAGTTGAGATAGCGTAAGGTGTGTTTGTGCCGAGTTGCGGAACGGTCTTGCGATCCTGAGTGAATTCAAAAGAGATTTCGCTGAACACAAGTGTCTGGCCAGCAACTGTGATGTTGGTCACATCTGAACCCATAAACTCGGTTACGGAGTCTACGGCTGTGACCGTCAATGCGTTGTCAGTCGCGCTTGGAGTGCGGCCAGTGAAGAGGAAATCGAAGGTGGAATCTACAGTTCCAGCGGCCTTCGCATCGACCTTGAAGCTGGACACAATGCAGCCAGCGTTGATCTGATACATCGTGGAATTGAGCTTGGCGATCAACGAGAAGCTGGAATCTGTCTTACCAGCTTTGATTGTCTGGACACCGCCAACGTCCGTCCATGCTCCGCTAATAGCGTTTGCGATCAGTGCATCAATGACGCTTGCTTTTTGGAAGCGAAGGTCGAGTGATCCAGTGCCTTCCGCAGGTCCGCGACGCGAGCCGTTGCTGGTGCGATTTGGACGGATGGTATCTGAGGCGACATCATTTGTCTTGTGGACAGGAAGTGCTTGGCTTGCCTTCTTAGGAATATCGTAGCGAGTTGCGCCAGTGGTAGGAGTTACACCAAAGGTAACTTCTGGAATCAATGATAGCGTAACGTCAAGTGGGTTAATAATGGCCATTTGTTAGCCTCCTTAAATCGAATATCAAACGGCCTTTTGGCCTCGTGATATTTATTGATAAGGAGTGCTTGGATTCTGGCTTAGTTATGCTCTAACTGATCGATAGAAAGACAAGTGATTTATCTTGTATGCGGGATCATCGCTTGTCGGGTTGATTGGTTGAGTTGATGTTTGATAGACGTAGAGGGAGCTATCGTCTGAGCGCCAGTCGCGGATTGATGCGTTCCAAGCGTCCAACACATCATAGCCAATTGCATCGCCCATCTGCTCAGGGACGATGATTTGCAGGGTAGCGATACCTGTTTGGTTGTATTTCTTGGTTTGGCCGATTGACGCGATTTGCTGAGTGTTGGGCTTCACGGAGAAGCGGCACCACACTGCATCAACGGGCGGAGTGACAGCCTCTTGGTTGTCAAAGATAATCAGCATGTCGGGGTAGGTAACTGCGAGTGTGTCTAATAGGCGTCCTCTCATTGCCAAAACATCGTCAAAAATCATTCGTTAGGCGGCTCCTTGGTTGAATTGCTGGACCGTAGTTTCTACGAAATTCTCTGGCGATTTCTTCGAGCGGCCGTTGTTCAAATCGACAATGTGACTGACATTGTTCTCAACATAGCCAGCTTCACCGAATTTGGTTGGGACAGTCGGTTCCCAACCTCCGCGAGCTTCGCCCGTATCAACTGCTGTTCTTAGTTTGAGTGCTGCTGTTGCATCCAATGTCGTCTTTGCGACCATATCCACTGATTGCTGCTCAGTGATTTTTATGTCCTCATCTATATGGTTTATGATGTCGCTGAAATCGAAATTCATTCCTTATCCCTCCACATCCGCTTCCCACTGGATGATTGTGCCTTTGAACACGACAGGGCTTGCCTGCTTCACTACTAATGCGCGGCCCCCAATTGTGATCTTGTCGCCTTGTTGAAGCTCATCGCGGCATTTCACGATGTTGATGATTTGCTCAGCGCCGTTCTCAACAATCTGCTTTCGCTCGTCCTCAACCACTTCCACGTTGAGTGGTGTGCTGCTGCTGCCTGATGGGCGGCCAGTGCGAGGATCGACGGTGCCTTTGGTCACGCGGGTTAGGACGGCTGAAACACCGAACGTGGCGAATACCTCCTCTCGCGCAGCAATGAACTCATCCACTAAGGTCATATGATAACCCCTGTGGAGAATGTGATCCTGTTGCCGCCGCTGTTCGCCCTGAGCGGGGCAAGCATTGCTGTTATGAGGGGATATGGGTCATCGCTTGGGTCAATGTCCGCGTCCTGATATTCGGTTTTGATGGATTGCCCGCCGCTTTTGACCTCTTTGGATTTGATCGTCTGTGAGGTTTTGAGTGCAGGAGCAGCGGCCAGAAACTCCAATGCCAGGAGCGCATAGGCGGCGATGTATCGAGCATCCGTTGTGAGAACGTCTGACTTGAATGGTGCGTAATAGGCGAGAATATAGTCCTCGGCTTTGTTGATTACGGCTTGCTTGACAGCATCGTCACCAGTCCAAGCAGTGTTGCCCCTTGCTGTATGGAAATCATTTGCTTGAGTTATGGTTATGGACATTCACAAGAGCCTCAACTTATCTTTTATCTATTTATCCTGTGAGGTGACTTGGATATGAAAAAGCCCGACGTTGCCGCCGGGCTTAATTCATTGTGTGGCGGTTATTAGCCGTTTGTCTTGACAGCGACCAATGGGATTGATTTGCGTGAGATAACGCGATCCCAAGTATCAGCCGTTGAAAGCTCGGTGTTGGTCTGTGAAACACCATTTTCAGGTGCTTCTCCATTGGTGAAGCCGAACGGATGCAAGATATAGCGTCTGCGAGAAATGAGAGTTTCTTTGCCTGAGAAGCTACCAGCGAATTCGTCACGAACTTGCGCCAAAGCATTTGAACCAAAGTCGCCTGCACCATAACCAATCAAGCCTGATCCAGTGAAATACGTGGTATAAACTGGGTAGTTAGTGGTTCCTGCTTTGCCTACGTTGTCTGTCTCAATGACGACATAGTTTTGGTATGTTTCCATGCCGATGTCAGTCTTTGAAGCAGGGACGAATGCGTTTGGTTCAGCAGCGCGGAGGTTGTTCACAACGTCTGAGTGAGCGAAAAGAAACTTGAGGTCGCTGCCAATGTCGCCAAGCTGCTTGCGAGCGTTGGAAAGGACTGTGCCACCCAACAAGTTCGCTGCGCCAATTGTGCCTGTGCCAATGGAAACGCTGTGGATCATATCGGAGCTATCGTTAGCGGCATTGTCGGCAAGGATACCTGCGAGGATGGCGAGGACTGAGGTTTCTTCGTCTGCGGTCCAAAGGCGAGCAAATTCGCCAGCAGCGTATGCAATGGCATCGGAATCGCTGGCGAAATCGGCGAGGTCCATTGCCTCGAATGCAAGTGCTCGTTGGATCATGCGGGCAACCATGCTGCCCTGTTGGACCTTGGATGGTGTGCCAAGGCTTGTTGGATCGTCATTCATTGTGACGGCTTCACCGCCTGCGATTGGCTTCCAGAATGGAAGGGTGCCGTTGAAGCCTGCGGTCTTGGCTTTGTTGACGATGCGCTGGTCAGGGACAACGATACCTGATTGGCGTAGTTTTGAATTCTCGGTGATTCTTCCTTCGACGATCTTTGCAAAGGATTCAACCTGAACAATATCTGTTAGTCTTGTTGTTGACATACTAATTAGTCTCCACGTTAGTCGATTTTATTCCGACTAAGCGCGGCGACTTGTCGGACGCCGGAGTTGTGTTCCGGCATCCGTATTTAGTTTTCTGAATTACTTTGGTTTTGGCTTTGCTATTAAATCAAGTCAGTGCGACCGACTTTCTGAGCAATTGCTTTTGCCAACTGAGGGTCTTTCTTATCGATTGAGAGCCATTCAGCTTCACGCGATGCGAAGTTGTCTCTTGTCCAATCTCCCAATGAAGTTGAGTTAGTCCCGTCATTGCCCATTATGTTGCCACCACTGTTTTCAGGTGCGCGAACGTAGATGGCTCCTGACTTAGAGAAGTAGTCCTTTGACCAATCCTCTATGCTCTTGCCGTCAATGGTGGCTTCGCCATTTTCGTATTGTACTCTGCGGTGAATTAGGGACTCAACCGCATCAACGTGATCTGTGATGACGTTGCTCTTTGCGATTGCCTGCGCGATTGCGTTGTCAACGCGGATGGTTTTTAGGCTGCTATTTGCAGTGTCTAATTCTGCACGGAGGGAATCTAATTCCTTCTTGTGCTTTGTTTCTAATTGCGATTTGATTTTCTCGATGTCGCCTGCTTTGGTAGCTGCTTCACGCTCTGCTTCTTCGATTGCGTCTTGAGCTTCCTTGGCTGCTTGTGAGGCTTTGAACTTCTCACCTAATGCAGCTTTCTTATCGGCTTCGAGTTTGGTGTTGCTTTCTTCAAGCTCTTTGATTTTTGCTAATGCTTCTTGTAATTCCATTGTCTCCGTTTCTCCATCGAATATCGGAATGGACACCAAGGTCCATCTGCAAAGCACCATCGCTTTGCCGTCTATTTATCATTGGAGATTATGGCGCTCTTTGAGTTGAGCTAATGAGAGGACAGTTCCATCGTTTCTGATGAAGTCAGCTAAGTTCAAAGTGCCTTCACGAAACAGCTTGGCTCTTGCGGGCCCAAGGATTTCAAGTTGGACCTTATCGCCTTTGTTCTTGAGCCATTTGTCAAAGGTAACATCAGCAGCAACTTGGCCATCCATTGAGGCTCGCTCTGACGGTGATATGTCCTTTGCCGCTATGCCTAATTCCTCCCAGCTTTTGGTGACTGGAATGGTAGTTGAACGGCAAGCTACGTGAAGGGGCGGGATTGGACCTTCGCCAATGGGATACACATTGCCAGATAGGCCAGCACAAGTGATCGTGGTGCGGTTGTCGAGCGTTGCGAGGAATTGCCAGCCATTCAGGAGGCGTTCGTTCTCTGCCCATGTCTGCTGAGCAGCTACGTTGCTGATATGGGTGACTGAGGTGCGGACGATGGATTGCGCTGACCTACGGCTGATTTGCAGGATGCCGTCTTGGTAGTTCTGTGCCTTCGTGCCTCGTATGGCACGGGCAATCTCATCTGTGCCTTGGCCTTGGACCAGTCCTTTGCGGATAGCAGCTTCAACACGGGATGCTCTGCCGTCCTCCATTCCTTTAACCCAGCTACTCAACAGGCCAGAATTGCCGTCGAGAGCGAGAAGGCTGGATTCAACAATCGCTCTCAGGCGATTTGGGGTTGGTGTAGCGGTAGCGAAGGAAGCGGGGAGGGCATTGGCGATCGAGCTGGACTGAAACTGAGCTTCGATGCCAGCAAGGCCAGAAAGCTCGTCTGAGAGGGCATCGCCTATCTTGCCGTAAATTGCGCTGTTGATTGCGCGGACCTCTTCTAAGAGCGTTTCAAGGCGTTCCTGAGTGCGCTTGGAGAGGGTGAGGCCCCGTTCATCTATTGCAGCGAGGCGCTGGGCGATTTTACCAACCAGATCCTCGTCAACGGAATTGAGCAGGTCGATTATCTGCTGGGCTAAGCCGGTGGAATATCTCTGTAGATAAAGCGCGTGGCGGATTGCCGCGTCACGGATTTGCTCGTTGGCGCTCATCAAGCACTGGCGCCTCCATCACTAATAGTGGGCGCTGTGGCAGGGCGATCAATTATCTGCTGCTCGATTTTAGCCTGATAATCATCCCAGCGGACTGTCTCGCTGATTACACCAGCATCGCGCAATTCGTGGAAAATGCTCTCCTTGGTAATCATGTCAGCGTTGAAGAGGGCAAGCAGCGCGTCGATGTCGCCCTTGTCCAGCTTGCGGTCGAGATAATTCGTGTTGAGCATGAACTGAGTTTTGCTGTCATCGCTTTCACCCATCCACCAAGCCATCCAACGCAATGCGTCTTGGAGTGGGCGGGAAATGGCGCGGGCAAGGCCAGCCAATATGCTGTTGTCTGAGGTTTGGCGGATTGCAATTGTCTCAGCAGCTTCTGGTGCTGCTTTGTCGTCCTGCAAGATGCGCGCACCAGTGCGGGCAAGCTGGCTCTTTTTCTCGTCAATGCGGCTTTGGAGGCGTCCTGAGCCTTCGCCCGTAAATTCCTTCACTTCGATCTTGGCGTGTATGCCAGCGGATTCCCACACAACGCCAGGGCCGAAATTCCATTTGCGGACTATTGGATTGCCGTCTTTGTCCTTCTCGGTTTCAAATCCATAGGCTGAGATGATTGGGTTTGCTAAGAAGCGGTCAATCTGTGTGAGAAGGCCGGACTTCATATAAATCTCGTGGTTCAAGTCCACCATATGCTCAAAATGTGCGCTGGTAGGTAGCTTGCTGCTCTTCGTGTTGACGAGCTTGAATGGGATGAAATTGAGTGGCTTGCCAAGTCGTGTTGGTATCGTTGTTTTGAAGTCAGCAACCTGACCATCGACAAGGTAGTGAGTAGTAATCTGGTAAATCCCATCCTTCAATTCCAGTTCAAGGATTTTGCTTTCGCTCTCAAACAGGCGAACGTATGAAATCACTCGTTGGTTATTCACGATGCTAAATTCATAGTCCATTATGCTCTCTGCTCTCCAAAGGGAGAGGAATGGGCGTTGCCCTTTTTCAATTGCATTCGCAGCCGTTAAGCCAGAATGTGCTTCTGGATGATCGACAAGCAGACCAGTGAGATTTGTCGTGAATGTCTCGCGGACCAAAAGACGAGAGAACTCTTCCAAGCTGTCAGCATCTTTGGTTATCACATATTGGATTTGCTGTAGGTTCTCAGGTGATTGGAATTGCGGCTCTTTACGGAAGATAAGGCCCATCCAGCCTTCCATGACGGAGATACAAGCCGGGTAGAAATCTACTTGTAGCTTAAATCTCTCGTATTCATCATTGGACATTCCAACGACAGGCTCAGGAAGATAAGTCTTGCCAGCAAGTGAGACGGTATCTTTACCAGCGAGGAAGTCCCTGTTCTTTTTCCACCTAATATGCCATTGTGCTAATATAGGATTGACTGATTGAATGTCTCTGCTCATGCGCGAATACCTGATAATTGTTTCAGGTATTTATTTCCCGCGCTTTAGAAGAAGTTGGCGATGCGACGCATTGCGAGAGTGCTTGGCTTTTCACCTTTGCCGTCAACATCGAAGAGATGCCAAAGTGCCCATACAAGCGCGTCCATACGGTCAGGTGATTTAGCTGCTCCGCGTTCCATCCCAAACTCATACATTTGGGTTTCAAGTTCGCTGAGATTGTGGCCTACGTGATGGACTTTATCTTGGGCGTAGATCAGCGCGATTGGTTCCGCGCGTGTCAGCTTGCCTCGTGATGCACTGACCTGTTTGACGGGCAGATTGGGAGCGTATTGCCTCAAGCCATTTTCGATCCAATCACCGCCGTTGTTCGTCTCAACGATGATGCTGTCAGCTTGATATGTAGCAAATGCCTCAGTCACTTTCTGGGCAACCTGTTCGGGAGTATATTTCCCTGTAAGATCGGCCAATATGTAGGCTTCGTCCTTCAACATGCCTGCTACAATGATGCCTGTAAGGTCGCTTTCCTTTTTGGATTTAGAGGCAGGGTCAACGCCTATTACGATCCGTTCGAGGTCTTTTGCGAAAATGCCGAATCTGCGATTTCGCTCGAAATTATCTAAGTCAAAGATCGCATTGTCGTTTTGGGCTGACCAATCGCCGTCCAGATAGCGAGCGCGTGTCCGTGGATCAGCGTTTGCGTATATGGCAAGGTATTCCTCATCGACGTTCTGGACCTTGACCTTGCCATATTTCTGCACATCGTTGAGGGGCTGATTGTTGACTGGGTTTTGACCGTCACGGAATACCTTACAATCCCAATCGCTCTCGAAGCGCGGATTGCAGTCAAACACCATCTTACGGACGATAGGCAGACCATTATCGTTGTGTGTAGGCGATCCATTGAGACAGCCAGCTAACTGTTGAACGTCTGACCAGTCAAACTCACTTACCTCGTTCATCCATATTGTTTGGTATTCAGTTCCAAGCACCTTATCTAAACGGTTCTCATCCAAACCGTCGAACATGATGTAGGAGCCGTTGTCGAAATAGGCGATTAGGTCGCTGGAGTTGAGCTTGACCTTTTCCCTCAATGGCGCACCGCTGGGGTCTGCCATATGATCCAGCATCCAACTAAGCGTCTGCCTCCAAAGCGAGGATTCACAGGCTGTTCTTGTTCGACGGACGATTAGATGCGTTGAACCCGCATAAAGGAGGCAACGCATAAAAATGTAATAGAGGATTGCAATGCTCTTGCCGCCGCGTCTGTTGCCGTAAATGAGCAACCAAGTAAGCGTCGTGTCCATCAACCCTTTGAGGGCTTCAAGCTGGTCAGGTCTAAGGGATAGGGGTTCTTTCGTTTTACGTGATGATATTTTTGTCATCACATATTTAGCTG